ACCTCGCATCCCCATATCAATAATGATATTCCACACAATCCATATAGCAACCCTTCGACCGAACCAAGCGTACCTTGGTTTACTGCATAAAGTGCCGATCCAGACATCATTGCACCAACCATCATTCTAACTACACCAGTACCACCAGTGTAGCCTTTAGGTCGATTATAATAATCCTCAACCTCATCTTCCCACTTCTTCATTACTATTCTACTCCAAGCCTAATCTTGTTGATTAGATATTCTTTAACAAAACCACTTCGAACAATGTCTCCAATGGTAAATTCAATATTTGCAAATGCATCCATAGCATCTAAGATTTTCATAAACTGCACCAATCCACTCTTGTCTGAACCTTTAATAAGGTCAGTCTGGAAGAAATCCCCAGCGAACATAATCTTAGAATCTTGTCCAACACGAGTTATGATTGTATCAAGTTCATGGAAGTTCAAGTTCTGACATTCATCAACAATGATGATTGCGTTGTCCAGTGTAATACCTCTAAGGAATGATGTAGTCAAGAAGCAAAGACTTCCTTGTGACTTCAACCTATCATACAGTCCAGCAAACGCCTGTTCATTGGGTTGTTCAAATAAGAACTTAACCATGTTCTGATATGGAACTTGAAACAATGCTGTCTTGTCTTCCTCATCGCCAGGCAGGAATCCTATCTCACGAGTAGGTACTGCACTACGCACAATGTATACTGTGTCATATGGTGTTGAGGACTTCAATACCTCTTGCATTGCATTGTACAGCAATATAAACGTCTTACCAGTACCAGCGGCACCATATAAGAAAAGGTTCTTACCCTCTTCATAAGCAGCGAATGCTTTCTTTTGATTATCCGTAATCGGGTTTACTTTAACCAGATTATTAGAAGTTATTTCTTTTGCCTTACCCATATACTACACCTCGTTTTGTCAACTCATTTCGAATTTTTTGTTTGAGTGGGCCTCTTATTGATGACCTTTGAAGCTCTTCAATAAGTGTCTCTTTTGATTGTGACATCATATAGTAGTTCTGAAAGGTTTTCTTTCCACTTGTTCTGCCCACAGTTACCTGTGTTGGTTTAAATTTTGTTGGCATTATTTTCCTCTCCGTTCTGATTGAATTTTACGATGTTTGTCAACGATACCTTGAGTCTTTATATCCTTGATAGACTTCTTGGCGTATCTACTTGCAAGAGGGCTGTTAGGATGGGCTTCGCCCACCTTCTGCAATACCTCATTGAATCCACCATCAACCTTAATGTTACCACTCATGCCTGTACCACTAACAATCATTGGTGCAGAAGTGATAACACTTTCCTTGGAGGGATTTTCTTTTAAATATTCCTGTAGAGAAGACCAAGAGCAAAACATCTCTTCCATCTCATCAGTGTCTTTGTCTCTTACGCTATATGTTGGCATTATCTTTCAATTCTTTAAGTTGTAATTTCAATTCATGGATTTCATTGACCAACAAGGAGTGTTGGTCAACCAAGTCCTTTATTCTATTTAGGGAGGCGTAATAAGAGTTATTTAGAATTTTAATTTCCATCTCCATAAGTTTAGCCAAACTCATAGTTTTAGATGGAGCCCCTAATCCACCGTATGGACTCACCACTTCATTCTCTTTATCTTCTTTCATTCTGCGTCCCATGTAATCGTGATAACTTTCACGTTTGACTGCGTTACTCATGCCGCCGCCTCATACCAATATGGCATACCCCTAAGTTTCCACTTAGCAAGATGCTGTTTGTACTTTATATAGTAATCCCTGTATGCAGTAAGCGAACTCTCGTTCTTTACATCATCTGGCATTGCCTGTGTTGGTTGCGTGAAATCAATACCCCTTGGAATTTCCCTTGGTGGTTGTCTTAACATACACTCCAGTTTTGCAAAACTAGCATGGGGTGCATCCTTACTGTAGCGATACATGTACTCTGTATTCAACTCTTTCCACATTGCATACAACCACATGTAGTTCTTTAAACTTTGTCGTACCCATATAGCACTAGGGTGGTTCACATGACAAGCCTTGTAGAGATATGGTTCACGATTGCGTCCCAATTCTCCATCTAAACGCCAGCGTTTAATCTTGCGTCCATTCTTAGTCAAGGCAGTGTACTCTTCACCATCCAGTACACGATGTGCAGTAGACATAAGTTGAGCGTACTCAATAATCATCTTACTACAGTGAGAATCACAGTGCATTTTTGCAGCGTCCTCGTAGTTATCAGACAGATAAAATATATTCATTTAAAAAACTCCGTTACTTGTTTGTGGATTGACTTTCACAAATTCTTTTATTAGTGTAGAAAAACGAGAGTCTTTTTTAACATATCTCTCATTAACTATCTCATCAACCTTTTCATAAAACTTTTTTGTAGCTAAGGTGATATAATTTTTATTAAATACTGTTTTCCATACCTCATATTGTATTTCTGCAATTTTAAGGTATATTGGGTGTTCGTCACCATTATCCATAAGGGCATGATAACCAACAACTGTTTGATCTTTATCATTTCTATAAAGATAATTTTCTCCAGCAAGGTTCAACATAGCTGGTATATCACAACTCTCCCTACAACCACATTTTTCCGTGTGATAACTGAAACCATGTTTGTCCGGCGTCCCAAAATGACGGACTTCTGTGAAACCACACCAAGGCTTCGGTTCTGTATATCCACTGCCTTGATTTAAGTAAGGCTTCGGTTCTGTTATATTCATTTAAAAAACTCCGTTACTTGTTTGGTTTGGTGCATTACTCAACAAAGATTCAATGTCATTATCTGTGAATTTCATGCGTGAGTTCGTATCAATTCTTTTTGAAAACCACTCCACCCATTGAGAATCATCTTTATAAAATTCTCTAGTAGCATCCATTGACATACCATAGTATTTTAAAAATACACAATCCAATTTATGTTCAGTGATAATCCTGTATCTTTCATCTTGTAGAAGTTGTTGTTCTTGTTCGGCAACCATATCCAAATATTTACCCCTTGCATATTCTTTTTCTAATTCCATCTTTTGTAGTTCTTCTTCCCAAGTCGTTGGAATTTGATTAAATTCACTCATTACTTAATCTCCCAGCGATAGAAGATGTGATCTTGTATCTCTGTTGTTTTCGTTTTAGTTGATGCCCAATCAGGTGTTACATAATCGGCATGGTAGTGGGTCGCACCCTCAGTGATATCTAGTATAGTCATTGTACCATTAAATATCAGTTCTGACAAGACATAAATCTCATTATATGCAGTTATATCACTAATTGAGTCAGACTTACCATCACAGTACCAGCTGAAATGGCATTTGTGTCGAACAGGTATCATCTCACCTGTACCCTTCCAACTAGGTTTGTGAATACCTTGAGTAACCACATCACAGATTGTGTCAGGAAATCTATCATCATTCATACGATTGATTGTTACGGAAGCAACAGCGATTTGTCCTGCTGCACCTTGGTTACGAGCCTCATGGTAAACATTAGTAGCGAGACATGATATCTCTTGTTTAGCATAGTCAGGGTCGAATTCAGTGACATTAACAGAATGTCCATGAAAGGTTAGTAGGGGAAGTATTAATAACTCTTTTATCATCTAGAAGTACCCCCCTTCAATCTCAGCGATTTCTTGTGTGGCGCAATCAACTGCCATACCACCACCAAACTCTTCCTTCACTTTAGCGAGGACATCAGCGGTTGTCTTAACACCTGTAGCGGTATCAATATCACCACTTGAATTATAGAAGTCCCATACAAACGATTGAACATCCATCATGTAAGCATTTACTTTACCCATTATACTATCTCCTTAAAACCAAATCCAGCAACTTTATACTTCTTTCCATCAAACTCCATCATATCACCCATAGAGGTAGAACGAAGTCCCATCTCTTGGCCTGTGTTCTTTGAAACATGTAGTGGAGTTAGTACTTTGACATCATCATTGTAATCACCATTATTAATTGTCTCACCATTATCACCAGTAAGGATTTTATCTCTACTCCATGAACCTTGAATATTGTTTGTCCAACGATAAGCATACTCAAGACACTGATTTGCATCAGTAGCTTCACTAATTACTTCCCAAGGAACATTAACCTCAGCGACAGTAACAGGGGTTTCTTCAAACGCAGCATGTATTACAGTAACTTTTTTCATAATATATTCTCTCTCTCTCAATTTACATACCTATTGTACCAAACCAGAATCGGTTTGTCAACAGTTTTTTTAAAGTATATCTGCATCCCAACATATTTGGGCCAGTTTTGATTCCATTCGGTATGCCTCTTTCTCCCAAGGCAAATCCCAATAGTCAGTGCTTTCTGAAACCTTAGACTTCTTCCAGCGTGTGAGACTTCCAGAAACTTCAGCACACAACTCTTTACGAGCGAACTGTTTAACATGTACCATCTCGTGACACAGTGCAGTCACAAAGTCCTTCAGAGATAGGTTACGACTGATCTCTATCTCAAACTGTCGATTGTTGTCTTCCATCATACAGTAAGCAATTGCGTCTTTAACGTCCTTAATCCTAACTGTGATTTCTAATGTGCGTAGTCGGGGCATAAGTTCATCAATCATCTTTGCTACCACATTGAAAGCAATTTCTTTCTGGGACACTTTACCACCAATAACGTCAATCATATTCATATCTGTCTCACTCTTTATCAGTTTATGTAGCCATTATACCATTGTTATCATAACATGTCAAGTACTATTTGCACTTTATTTCTTTAAATTTGCGTCTTGATTTCGAGAACTGCTTCATAGGTTTGCTGAAGATAATCTCTTCAGTAGTACCTTCTTTGATGTAGCCCACACAGTGCTGGGACTTGTCCAGTATGTAGGTATGACTTGGTACATTGTACCCTAGAGCATCGACATCCCACTTGGTGACTTCCTGTAAATACTGCATAATCTCTCTCTTTTCTCAATTTGTACACCTATTATACCATTGTTATCATAACATGTCAAGTGTTTTCGTAAAATAAATCAAAAAAAAAGTCCTTGCAGAACAAGGACTTAGAAATTATTTTCAATTATTTTCAATTATTATGCAGATAAGTCAATCTTACCACCTAATGGCGGTGGGGCATGACTCAATTCACCAGCTGAACTGTAGGTTGTGTAGGTTACTTCACTTACCCTAACAGGGCCGTTTCCAACCCGACTGTGTTCTACATGTGCAGTTACCTGATTCGCCCCCAAATCATACGTTCTAGTGTAATCACTGAGGACATTTAGGGGTTGTATTGGTGATAGCGTTACAGGGTGATCTGACATATATCTATTTATAGATTTACGTCCTTGTAAGGTGGCCGCCCTCGCAGTGTAAAAGCTTCTATAGCTATTAGAGAGAGAAAAGGAAGACGACCACCACACCACTGGTTATCCTAGAAGTTCGCCTAGTGTTGCGGGCCCAGCAACCCCATCAGCAACAAGTCCATTGGCAGTTTGCCATTCTTTCAAGGCACGTTCAGTTCCAGCGCCAAAGATACCATCTGCACCAATACCTAGTGCTTCTTGCATCGTAGCAACTCCAACTGACTTCATACCCTTTCGTAGCACACCAATATCTTCTGGCGAAGGCACATCATCACTTGGAGAGGCAAAGGACTCATGGTCTCCAGCCTCACTACCTAGCATATGTAGTGCTTCTTTCCAGTGATGGATACGGTCTTCCAGACCAATATAACCACCATTGATGCGTTTAGTCATGGTTTTGATATCACCACTATCTGCATAGCGATTCAATCCGTTCTTGTTCCAATACCATATGGCGGACATGAGAGCGGTCTCTTTGTCTTCTGAAACCATGTCTGGATTATCGACAACATCAACATCCATATCTTCTGCAAAGGAACTATAGTTCGCTTTACCTGTCAATTGGATTGGGCCTCTGCCACGATACTTCCACCCATCACCACTGTCGGTGTCACCGTTGTCCATACGATTTGCATAGACTACGTTAGCAATCATTTCTGGTTGCCTGTGATAGGGTTCTGCATCCCTAGCAGCACGTTGAAAGTACTTGCCAAAGATTGCATTCAGCGCCTTAGCACTGTAATTTAGGTTCTCAGAGAATACTCTCCAACCACCACTCTCATGTCCACACTGAGCAATGAATGATGCAATACGTTCTGGTGTATTGATTTCATACTTAGGGAACACTTCGTTCATTGCATCTACCCAACCTTCTGGGTCTTTACAATTAGGAAATAGTTCTTTAAATTGACTTGATGATAACATTATTAACTCCTTTGATACTCATCGTTCCATCCAAAGGCATCTTTCACTACATGTTCTGAAAGTCCTTTGTATGCCTTATGCAATTTCTTGTCCTTAGCAGCGATAATTAAGTCTGCTTCTGAACTATGCAATCCCTCTAACATCTGGATAAACATATTCTCTTTTTTGAATAGAGGAAGGGCATCATTACCACCTTTGATAAAGTGAAAAAGTTTCCTTGACTCCCTTCGAAGTACTGTATGTTCTGTACCAGCAACAGCTTCGTTTCTGGTGAATGGAACTTCTCCTTCTGGGATAAGCCACTCTATAGCAGGGTCGAAAGATGATTTGACAATCATTCGTAATTGTTCACAATCATGTTCTTTGAGAATTGCAATCTTCTCAGGTTTAGTTTTAGCGTTGTGTACTTTCTTTAAAATTTCAGAAAGTAACGGTGTATGCGTTTTCATATTAAAAGTCTCCAATATCGTTCATAAGATTTCTCAATCTTTTTTGTATAAAGTAATTTAGTAGTTTACTCCTGTCACCTTTAGGTTCTTCTCTGTAAGCTTCTAGAATCCTACCTGTTAGTTCTTCTGGAATACACTCTAAATCAATTAGTGTTTTGTTTCGTTGATAATTACGCATCATCTCTTCCGTGAAGACATCCTCTGGATTAGATTCAATCCAACCAGCGATCTTCTTCTTAGACATAGGTTTCTGTCGTAAGTCATCAACGAATGTATTATCTGGAGATAAGAAGTTTGGTACACCATCACTCCTATCACCCTTTAACACATGTTCCCTTATATATATAGACGGATCAATACCGTTGATAAATTTCTTCAGTACTGGACTATATTGTTTAACGAAGTTGTATTTGTGCAACTGGATGAAGTCCTTGTCACCAGACAGAATTAGAATGGGTTCAAACTCATTTGGAGTCTTAGCAATATGTTGACATATCACAGCGATACAGTCATCCGCCTCAGCACCTTCGACTTCAACAACCTTGTATGGGAAAGTCTCACGAATTTCATCACGAATGGCATTCAATGCATTAAAGATAGAATTCCAATCAAGGTCTGATTTTGCTCTATCCTTCTTACGGTTTGCCTTGTAGTTGGGAAAGTAATCCCGCCTCCAATACTTCTTACTGTCATAGGTAAGTACAAGTTCACCAAAGGCCTCACCAAACTTTGTGCGATATCCACGCAAAGAGTTCAACACCATATGACGAACTAAGTCCTCATCGACTGACTTTGTTTTTGACTGATTTATTTGTACCATCAAATTACTGATAGTAACTTGGTTCATATCAACTATAATCATAATTTTCTCACTTTATTAATATACTATTATACCAAGTTTCTATCAGTCTGTCAATAGTTTTTTGGTCGGAGTAGTAGGATTCGAACCTACGACCTCTGCGTCCCAAACGCAGCGCACTACCAAGCTGTGCTATACTCCGTATCTGGAGCCCCTTGTCGGATTCGAACCAACCACCTAGGCATTACAAATGCCTTGCTCTACCAAATGAGCTAAAGGGGCGTTATATCTATGATTGTATTTTTGAGTATATCTTCATATATCCCATCATCCTTTAGAACGACTATACGATCACTTTGTGGACTAACAACAGAAATTATTTCTCCAATAGCAGAAAGTTCTTCACCATTAATCCAATGTTTAAATCTTACCCTACTCTTCTCTGTCATTATCCTCACCAAACAATTCTTCAGACACATCACTTATCATATCAAGGTCAATGTCCATTGTAGGTATACCATCGTCTTCTGTATACGTTACGAACAGTTTTGTAAAATCTTGTAAGGGATGAGTCATACCACCATCCCTGTATATCATACTCTTAATCAATTCAATTAAGAATGCTGTATCTCTCATAAAGCATGGATGTTCTGTATCCATTCCATTCTCAGACATGTTGTGTATCATATTTACAACAAGTCCCTCAGTTAAGTTATCAGTGAACAGCATGTGTTCACGAACCAATCCACCAGTGTTATCTATCTTTACATCCTTCCCAATTGGAAAGTTGATGATATTATTCTTCTTCTTCGTCATGTATTTCTCCTGTCCATGTACGTCCAAGGTCTGGGTAAAATACGCCAGTCGATCTTTTAGGCGTTCCGTCTGGGTGATACGCCATAGCGACACACCTGTATAGGATTTTATTCTGTTGATGTTCACCGTACATTGTATCACAGTAAACTCCATCACGAAGATATCGTTGAAGGTTTCTTATGTATCCTTCATGCAAACTCACTTGGGCTTCAGCGCCCTTCATCTTGTTACGAATACCACTTCGAGCGGCAGACAATAAATCCTTCTGTGTCTTAATCCACATCTGGACTTTCTTCATACTTAAAGGGTCATCATCTTCAAGTTCAACCACACTAGGGTGGATACTTTTATACTGTGGAGGGTTTTCAAGTAGACGCTTTTCTCGTGCCGTTGCAAGTCGTTCCCCTGCCGCCTGTCTTTGTTCTGGCGTCATTGGTTTCCGTTTCTTGCGAGGTTTCACTGTCGCATCTTTCTCTACTGTCTTTCGAGCCATATCTCACCTACTAATATCCAAATTCTTCTTTACGTTTTTCCATGTTCCTTTGGAACCTTCTTGTAGCTTGCTTCTTAGCCTTTCTACGTTTAGTTCCTTTGGACTCAAAAAATGTTCTCTCTCTGAGTTCGTTAAAGAACCCATCTGCAAGTAACTTCTTCTTCATAATGCGTATTGCCCCTTCGACATTTCCATCACGCACTTCCACAGTCAGACCACCCAATGGTTTACTGACTTCTTTTCTTTTGTTATTGTATTTATTATACCTCATTCATTCCCTTTAAAAATATATTGGCCTGCCCTGTAGGATTCGAACCTACGACCTACAGCTTAGAAGGCTGTTGCTCTATCCAGCTGAGCTAAGGGCAGACAGTCTTAACCGTTATTGATAACGATTAAATCTAACCCTATGCTGTTTACCCTCATGGTAAAAAGTCACAATACTATGAGAGTAAATTGTTTTTCTCTCTGTAGTATATGTAGTATTCTGTTGACACTGTTGCTGTTGGCGATAACCAACTACACCCTGTTGTCCCTGCTTCTTGTCGGCTTGGAATATGCCACCTAGCACCGCACCAGCTGCTGCACCTTTATCGTTCCCAGCGATACCCTTACCAAGTAACCCCCCGATAATCATACCACCTAATACGTCAGTACCAGATGCACCGCCTCCGCCAACATTACCATAGATAGGCAATTGTACATTTTGACAGACATTTTGCGTACTTGGAACAGACGTTTCAACAACTTTATACTTGTCTTCAACAGATGGGTCACCAGCAAACGCTGATGTTGCTAAAAGACTTGTTGCAAGAACAGTTCCGATTAATTTAATATTCATAATTCTTCCTTCACATTCATTACGAACTCACCAGTACCGAACAGTTCATACCCCTTGCCATTTGGACAAAGTGTTATTCGAACATATGTTTCTAGTGTCTCGCACATTAATTTGGCAGCAATCACTGCCTCTTCTTTCGTTTCATATATCATAGTTTTCACTCTTTACTACTACATAGTACCAGAATTAACTGATCTTGTCAAGAGATATTAATTCTTTTTCTTTTAATTCCTCATTATAGACTACTTTGATGTAATTACCCTTCTCAAGAATGTTAAGGGTATTTTCAACAACGTCTGCTATTGCTTTTTGTTTACCAACGTAAACGCCGGCATAATAAAATACTGCAAGTATACATGTTGTTATAACAGCATATTCAATGGGAGTCATGGTATTACCTCTCTAAGATTACATAATCGCCAAAGTATTTATCAAACACCAAAACGAGGTTTTCATAATCACCAGATTTCATTTCGGTGATGATCTTGTTCTTGTTCAAGCCCATAAATTTTCATAATATTTACCAAATAATCTAAAACCATTTGATATTCTTTTTTGATATGCTTTACGGCCTTTCATATCTATTTTAAAGGTGTAATTGGGCCCTTTAACCATTTCGCTCATACCTTTATGCTCGCCTTCGGTTAGTTCGATCCAATGGGTGTCATGTTCGCCTGATTGGAACTGTTCTTCCCAATCGTTATGTTTGCTCTCAAAGGCAAAAATCATTTCTCCCATTACCCAATCCCAACGATCAAAGAACTTGCTATCAGTCTCACCATTTTTTGTGTATGCTGTTAGTTCTTTCTTAGTAGGACGGAGTTCCTTTGGAACATCTTTATTATCGACATCAACCACTAACTGGAAATCATCCATGGTCATTTTGAGTTGCTTGAGCATGGGTTCAATAATGTATGAAAGAGTATGATCCATACTCCAAGTATCAAAGTCATCTATATGAACAGATACTTTGGGTTCATTTGTAATACCGAACTTCTCAAATAACCAGTTGTGATACCAACGATGTGTCGGATACTTTCCTATTTTAACTTTCATTAGTTCTTCCACCACCTTATCTTTTTACCATAATCATTTTCAAATTGTTCTATGAGAGAGTCTTTTGATACAAGCTCTTTAGACTCAAAGCCATATAACCATTCACTTAATGCGTTCCAATCCTCGCCGTGCATCACCGCTAGACCATATTCGAGACCATATGGTTCATCTGGAACGCCACGAATATCTATTCTACCACCAGCATAATGTGTGGTTATTTCATCATATTCTATTGTGTCACCTTCAGAGTATCCTTTGATGATGTCAGTAGTCACTATGCGAGTTGCTTTGTGAGTAAGTCCTCTTTCAGTATACCAACTCGTATGCCAAGGGCCCATCATGTTTGTGCTATAACTAATCATACTAACTTCAACCAATCAGTGTCTTCAGGCATCATTTGTACTTGCCCTTCGAATTGCTGTTGTTCTCTTAACTGATTATAGACGCCTGCGTTATTCATACGCAAACCATAAACTTCTTTGTGGCATCTATAACAAGAACCACTTTCGCCATAGAATTCATAGTAGTCACCATCTTCTTTAACTTGGGTAACACCGCTGTTCATTCGCCAACTGTCACCACCTAA